AACCAGCAGTCCTTCGGCGATGCTATTCGCGGCCTACAATGCCGCCAATCGAGCGGGATTTATCAACTCCGGGAGCTGGCTGAATACTCCGCTAGCTACCCTCACCGCCCTCACCCCCGGCACGCTCACGGTGACGATTGCGGGCACAGCAGAAACTTCGGCGAGTATCAATCTCTCGGGCGCTACCAGCTTCAGCAACGCAGCATCGCTTATCGCGGCTGGATTCACTTCCCCGGCATTCACCGTGACCTTCAGCGCTACAACCGGTCAATTTCAGATCATCAGCACGGCCACGGGGGCCGCTGAGACTGTTATCTTCCCCACCGGTGCGCTTGCCGCCGGTCTGCTCTTCACTCAGGCTACAGGTGCGCAGCTATCACAGGGCGCAGTGGCAGATACCCCCAACAGCGCCATGACCAATGCTTGGGCTCTCTCCCAGAATTGGGAGACGATGGTCACTTTGTTTGAGCCAACCCTGGCCAACAAAGAACTATTCGCGGCATGGTTTACGGCTCAGAATGACAGCGTCCTTTGGCTTGCATGGGACAGCGATACTCAAGCCAGCGTGAGCGGCGCGACGGAACCGTTCGGAGTTGTAGCCATCGCTAACAAGTACGATGGCGTGGCGTGCATAGGCGGAGATCCGGCTGCGGTCCCAGCAGGGAGCACACTCGCCGCGCTGGTGATGAATACCGCCATCTTCGTTTCGGGAGCAGTAGCTTCAATCAACTTCAGCGAGACGAATGGGCGCACCAATATCACGTTCCTTTCGCAAGCCGGTCTAGTTCCCGCTTGCGCCAATCTCCAGACCTATCAAAACCTTGTGGCCAACGGGTATTCGACCTACGGCGCGGTGAGCACTCGCAATCAGGGATTCACGTTCTTCGCGAACTCCAATATGCCGGGCGACTTTTCTTGGATCGACACTTACATCGGAGACGCCTGGTTAAGCGATCAGCTTCAGGTCAGCAATCTGACTCTTCTCACTACCATCGGCTCGATGGCCTACAACGCCAACGGATTCGGAGCGCTACGCACGTCGCTCGTCGGAGGTCCAATCGCCGCGGCTATCAACTTCGGTCAGATTCGTACCGGAGTGACGCTTTCGAGCACTCAGATTGCCGACATCACATCTAAACTCGGGGCCGGTTACGCTACGTTGATTTCCACGCAGGGTTACTATCTCCAGATCCAAGACCCTGGGGCGACCGTTCGTCAGCTTCGCGGAACTCCTGTTGTCAATTTGTATTACACGGACGGCGGGAGCATACAGCAGATCTCGATGGGTTCTATCGACCTACTTTAATCTCAGGGAGCGTAAGCAATGTCGGATATCACAAGTGCAAATAGCGTTGTCGCCATCACCGTACCGGGTCTGTTTCCGACTCCCATCATCCTTGAGGGATATTCAGCCGACGCTGCCTGGAATACGGACAACAGGACGGGAGCTGAGGTCCAGCGCGGTGTCGATGGTCGGCAGACGGGTGGCGTAGTCAAGAACTCCACCAAGCAGACCTTTCATTTTCAAGCGGACTCTCCCAGCGTGGCCCTATTCGACGCTATCGACACGGCGCAGGATGTGAGCAATACCGTATTCTATATCCAAGCGACGATAACCCTCCCTGGACCCGGCAAGGTATACAGCGGCGTGCGCGGAGTGCTGACTGACGTGAAGCCGATAGCCGATGCCGGCAAGGTATTGCAGGCCGTCGATTACGTGATCACATGGGAATCTCTCCGCTCGTCTATCATCTGACTATGGCTAGCTTTGATATCGCTTTCGATTGGCTTTTGGATTCGGAAGATCCGAAGCGTGAGTATCTGTCTGTCCCGGACGCGCCTCCGGGCGCTCATGCAATTTCCGGCATCAACTCTTACTCCTTCCCTACAGCTTTCAATCGTATCGCTGCTCAAACTCAGTCAATGCGAGCGCCTCTGGTTAAGAGCTTCTATGAGACCTATTTTTGGAAGTATGGGAGCATCGAGTCGGATGAGATCGCCAAGCGCGTATTCGATATGGCAGTCAACGCCGGTTCGCATGTCGCTATAAAGCTCATTCAGCAAGCGCTAGGGGCCACTGTAGACCGCGACGGTATTCTAGGGGTAGAAACCCTAGCCGCAATCAACGCAGCGCCTCCAGCCGAGCTTGTCGCAGCATTTCAGCGTGCTCGAAAATGCTTCTACGAATCAATTGCGGCGAAGAACCTTGAGAACCAAAAATATCTGGAAGGATGGCTCAAACGATGCGAAAGGTAATCACACACACAGTCACGTCGGAGGGGCGCGATCACGGAAAGCTCTTCCAGATTACGGAGATGAGTTCGTCCAAGGGTGAGGCATGGGCTTTGCGCGTATTCATGGGATTGCTGCAAGGAAACGTGGACATACCTTCCGGTCTGCTTAATAATCTCGGAATGGCGGCGCTGGCGGAATTTGGAATGCGAGCACTCACCTCTCTCAAATGGGATATGCTCGAACCCTTGCTGCGAGAGATGTTCGACGGCGTACAGATCATTCCGGACCCAAAGCAACTGCTAGTGGTGCGGCCACTGCAAGGGGATATGGGGGATTACGACATTGAGGAAATTGCGACCCGCGTCGAACTTCGCATCGAGATTTGGAAATTGAACATGGGTTTTTTGAAGGCCGCGCTCGGATTCCTTCAGCCTCATCTCGCCGCGGCCGAACAGCATTTCCATACAAAAGTCTCCCGGGAATAGTGGCCACTTTGATCTCGCGGCGCATGGCGACGCTCCATGAACTCGAAACCGTGTACGGCGTGGAGGATGCTTACAACATGCTGGAGATTTTGAGAGTGGACGATTACAACAATCGACCAGAGGAAACGTAATTGGCGACGGTCATCGACAGTCTCGTTGTAATGCTTGGCCTTGATAGCAAAGGTCTACAACAAGGCGCGTCCAAAGCCAAGGGCGATCTAAAGTCGATTGAGCAGGCTGCCGGTAAAACTGAGAAGGCTGTTGAGGGATTAGGCAAAGGACTTCTGACCTTGCTCTCGGTCATCGGCGGAACCGTGGCCATCAAAGCCTTCGTGCAGGACTTCATCGACACCAACGCTCAGTTGGATCGGCTCTCGAAGAACTTGGACGTAGGAGTCGCCAGCATTACGCAATGGGGTAATGCTGTCGAGCAGGTTGGCGGAAGCAGCCAAGGTCTTCAGGGTACCCTGACGATGCTATCGAAGGCTCAGACTCAATTGCGGCTCACTGGGGAGTCCAGCCTTATACCTTACTTCTCCATGATGGGTATTTCGATGGCTGGGGTAGGTGGAAAGGCCCGCACGGTTACTGATGAGCTTCTGGATATGGCGAGCTTCGCAGAGGGCAAGGATCGCCCTACAATGCACAACATGTTCGCGATGATGGGTATCGACGAGGGTACGATCAATCTCCTACTCACTGGACGCAAGGAGCTGGAACTCACTCTTGCCCGTCAGAAGGCTTACGGCGATCAACTCGCCAAACTCACGCCTGCCGCCGCTCGGTTACAGGCCAGCATAGTTGGTTTGAAGCAGCAGTTCTCACTCTTTGGACTTGAATTGCTTCAGCAAGCTCTGCCGGCTTTAGAAGCAATGTTTGCCGGATTGGAGAAGTTCGGCAACTGGTGTCGCAACAATGAAGAGTTCATTGTGGATTTTCTAGAGGTGATGACGGTCGGCCTAATTGGTTTGGCTATAGTCACTTCACCCATAACGCTCATGACAGTGGCTGTACTCGCACTAGGGGCTGCTATCGCGCTTCTGTGGGACGACTATCAGGTCTGGCAGAATGGTGGAGATAGCTTAATCGACTGGTCGAAATGGGAACCGGGCATCACGGCAGCTAAAGAAGGGGTTGCTGGGTTGATTGATCTCTTCGATCAGCTTATGTCTAAAATTCATGCGCTCGCAAAACTTGGCGGCGTATTGAATGACCCAAATATAGCTCCCATTGAAAAGCTCGGCAAGATTTGGGATGTCATTAAGCGCGATGAAGCCGAACAGTTCGCTCCTCGCGACCCTCTTGGGGTTCTAGATCCTCGGAAACCCATATCTGCGAATGCCGGCGGTCAGTTCAAAGAACGTGCGATGGATTACTTTCAAAAACGAGGTTGGAGCAAAGAGCAAGCTGCCGGCATCGTGGCCAATCTCGTTGCCGAGAGCGGAGGTAAACCGAACGCGGTTGGAGATAACGGGCAAGCGTTCGGTCTCGCCCAGTGGCATCCCGATCGACAAGCTGCTTTCAAAAAATGGTCAGGTAAAGACATTCGCGAATCATCAGTGGGTGAGCAGTTGGCATTTGTGCAATATGAACTGACTCAAGGGAGCTATAAAAACGCAGGCGACTTGCTTAAGAAACAAACTACCGCTTACGGATCAGGCTCCACTGTATCGCGAGCGTATGAGCGACCTCAGGATGCCGTGGGCGAAGCCAACAAGCGCGGCACGTTCGCGCAAACGCTCAATGGCATCCCAGGTGCATCCTCTGCCGCCCCTGCTCCTGGCGCTGGCTCTACGCCTCAGAGCGTGAGCAACAGTCGCAGCGTGAATATCGAGAGCATCACCATCAACACGCAAGCTACCGATGCGGTCGGTATTACTCAGGATTTGGCGAGAGAACTGGATTATTTGTTTGCTTCTCAAGCCAACTATGGGATGGTGCCATAATGGCCGCCACTATCGCGCTCGCCACCATCGGAAGTCTCGGCACGATCCTACTCAATGCACTGCAATCGCAGACGCAATGGGGCATATTCGATAAATCCGGAAATCAACTGGGGTTGACGTCTAGCGGCGGTAACAGCCTGCTGGTGACGGTACTGGAATCCGCGCTGCTAGGGTCCGGCCCAATCCTGTCCACCAACTCTTTCGAGTTCAAGCGTGAGACGCGAGTATCCGACTTCCCCGTGGAAGATGGGGGATTCGCCAGCTACAACAAAGTCGTGCTTCCCGGCGAACCGACTGTACGCTATTGCTTCAGTGGTGGGGTAAATGACCGCGGAACTTTCCTCGCTGCACTGGACAACGCCTGCCAGTCCACGCAACTTTACAGCGTGAAGACTCCAGAGGTCACTTACTTCAACTACAACATCACCGATTACAGCATCATTAGACGTGCGGACAGCGGCGCGAATATGCTGATCGTTGAGTTGCATCTTCGCGAGATAAGACAAGTTTCGGTATCATTCAGCACCACGCAAAGTCCTATCAACGTGCCTCAAAACCCGGCATCCAACCTGCCGTCCAATGGTGGTATCGTACAGCCCGGACCCCCAAACAGTTCGACCTTCATCAACATCAAGAATCAACTATCCCACTAAGGTGATATGGCGCAGACTATCCCAATTCAGGCGGTCCCAAATCAGATAGTTCTCTGCGTGCTCGGAGGGCAGAATTGTCAGATCAATATTTACCTGCGCAATCAAAACCTCTACGTGGATATCAATTCCAATGGCGTCGATATGTGCATCGGATGCATTGCTCTAAATGCAGTCCCGCTAGATGCCGCCAATTCCTACGATGGCTTCCAAGGAAATCTATATTTCTTAGATACTCAAGGCTTCGATGATCCCGTATACACTGGCCTGAATTCCAGATGGATGCTTGTCTATCTGACGGCCGCCGAGGTGCTTGAGACCGCCTTCGCCGCAGTCGGAATCCCCAATGTCCTACAGCTCGAAGCGGTACTTCTGGTCACATCACCCAACGGTGGGGACTTCAGCGTCCCTCACGGCATCGTAGGCATACCTACCGTGCTGGAGATTGTGCCCACATCGCCGGGGGCTATCTGGGGGCAGACCTTCTTTGCCGACAACACCAACATTTATCTGGTGGGCTCGGACGTGGGCGTTACCGCAATGATCTTTGTCTACCGGCCTCCAGCTCAATCTGAAGTCACTCGCATCGCGCCGCCAGTCCAACCTCCAGCGGCCAGTCTTGCAGTCAATGCCCCGAGTGCCGGCGTGCAGTTCGCGGTCCCGCATGGGCTCGGATTCGTCCCCAGCCTGATTGAGATTCTGCCAACATCCTTCGGTTGCATATGGCAATCCTCATCTGCTGACGATTCCAATGTGTACTTTACGGCTACCGGGGCCGGAGTGACTGCCAAAATAACCGTGTTCCAAATGGTCAACACCGCCATAAACATCACGGATTCAGCTACAGTATTGACAGTGACTTCAAGTGACCCCGGATTGCTTACGGTTCCTCACGGACTGTTGGCCTCCCCGAGTCGCATAAACATTTTCATGCTTTCGGGCGGTCAGATTATCGCTCAGACGCCAGCTTTCGACGCAACAAACGTCTATCTGGACGCTTCAGATACGGGCCTGACCGCACTCATTTCTGTCTATGCATAAGGGGAATACGATGAAGAAACTCATTGCGCCGTGGCTGATGTTCGCCGCTACTGTTGTTTTTGCCCAGAACCCTCAGTCTCAACAGGCCCCCATCTTTCCTGCCAATGCAAAATATTCGAACGGGATTGCGCCTGGTTATGCACCTTGCGGGAATGCGGCAACCAATTGCACAGCGGTCACGGGTTTGAATTTGCAGGTAGGTCCGGGCACAGTGAATTGTGGCGGAAAGAATGTTGAGTATGCCGGCGGAATTTTGACACTGACGGCGAGCGCGACTAATTATCTGTACCTCAATACTGCCGCAATTTGTACGCCTGCTTTGAGCACGTCTCTTTCGACCGCAGCAGGGACATTGCTGGCTACCATTGTCGCAGGATCATCCTCAATCACCAGCCTTGACGATAACCGAACTCCATTCATGCCTCCGAGTGCAGCAACTCTATCTGCTGCTGTAATGGGGACTGATAGCAGTAGTGTCGCCAACGTCTATACTGTAGCCCTTAGTCCTACCCCTGCCTCGATTGTGACCGGGTTGACCGTGAATTTCCTACCCCATGCAGGGAATGCAATCACAACGCCAACCCTCGCTGTCGCGCCTGGGAGTGCGACGGTAATCACCAAGCAAGCGGGAGCGGCCCTTGCTGCCAACGATATGCTATCAACCGTGGTAGCACATGCTCAATGGAACGGAAGTGGATGGACTTTAGTCAATCCTCAAACTTCAAGTGCGGGCGGCCTTGGAGATCCCGGAGCAAATGGGCTTGTAGTGCGAACTGCGTTGAATACCACTGGTGTCGCTACTGGACCTCAAATTGCAGTAGTCCTATGTCCTTCCGGGACGGGATTCATCTTTTACAACGGGAGTACTACGACCTGTCAGACGCCGTCGGGAACTTTGCCGAATGTGACCGCCGTTCCGTTTCAAAATACAAACCTGACAGTTACCGGCATCACTCCCGGAACGAATGCCTATACAACCGGCCCGGCCTTAGCTGGCACAGCCACTCCGGATCTTTATGCGATGCCGGCGACGCCGTATGCAAATCAAGCTACGAACATAGCCGCGTGTGCAGCCGGAACGGTAGCGAGTTGCGCCGCCGCTTTGACTCCAATGAACAACTCATTGCTCAGCCAACAGGCAGCATTGAATAGCAATGGAATCATCGTACCGACCGCGCTTCAGACTAGCGTCGCGGGCGCGGCTACGGCGGGAGTGTTCCGTTTCAATCCAACCGGAGCAAGCACTTGTCCTGCGACAGTGAGCAACATTCTCCCCACAGGCACGTCTACGACCTTTGTGCAAACAGTGGGTGGGGCTTCGGGATTTCCGAATTTCAACCCCGGTGGATTTGGATTTGGCATCCCAAACTCAGGTTGGTGCGAGCAAGGTTCTGTGGGCAACGGCCCGTCCATCATGCCAACCCCCATCGGTCTCCCTGGATTGACCTATGCATTTGGTGGGACTGTAGTAACTTCAACCTCGCAGATTACGGGTTCCGCTGCTACGTTATCGACCGCTACATTGCCAAGATATAAGGCAAGCAGCACTAGTTGGGGTACGGGGTTTAACGTAGGTGGGTTCACAACATGGGTAAGGGCAGCCCCATTGCTGAGTTGCACTACATCGGGATCATGCACAAATCCAGTTTTTCCGGGCAATACCTTTATCATAGCCAAATCACTTGAGATTGAGTTGGGAGTCGGATTCGCCGCCGAGTTTAACACGGCAACATCCTCTTTCGTCACTTGGTCCTTTCCAACTTATACATCTAATTCTGGGATTAACGGAGCTGGTGGACTCAATGGGACTCTTACCACGCTGGTAGATTTTGGCAACGGTACATGGCGTGCGATGATGAACGACGGCAGTGCAACTCTCATCTCTCCTTTGATGACTTCAACGCTTTCAGCCACGTCTGCGTCTGCCTGGGAAACTTCAGGGTCAATTAACTATGCGATTGAAGAGTTTGGGTATATCCCCGGCGTGCAACTAACCCAACCGCAGGTCGCTGGTATGTATTGCGGATTCCTTTCAGCCGGGAGTTGCTCGGGTTGGTTATCGGCGGAGAATGGCTTTACTAACAACGCTTTCACTTCCCTCGCATCCCAACCAGCCCCCCTGTGGAATACCCACACGTTTTTCAACGGCGACCCATTCCTTCACGATTCCCCGTTCATCACTTTCTCATTTCCGTACACGAACGGCGGCAACTTCAACACAGTCACTTCGCTAACGCTTACCAATGCTGGAACGTCAGGTTACTCGACACAAAACAACGTTCCGACAACGACCGCCAGCGGATGCTCGGGTAACGGGCAGGGCGTTTTACTCAACATTACCGCTTCCGGTGGCGTGATTACAGGTGCGACGATTGCCAACCCCGGCGCGAGCTTCTCGGTGGGCTGTCGAGTATTTCCGACACAAACGGGATCATCCGCTGACGCTTTTTTCACTGTTGGTTCGATCAATCCCGCTGGAAACCTGAGTTACTACGGCCAGTGGTCCCAATCTCATGCGGTGATTTTCACCAACGCTCCCTCCATACGCTTCGCATTTTCTCCAGGCCTCCCGTTCTCCGATGCCGATGGTCAGGACGCTACGGTAAGGGTGGGGACATCTCTTGCTAACATGGTTCCGGCGGAAAGCTCGTCTATCCAAAACGCCAGCCAAAATAGTTATATGGACGTATCGCTTCCCGGCACTGGAGGATCGACCTTTTATTACGTTGACGTGAACATTGGGGCGGTGCTCGGAAACAGTGCGGTCGGCTTTACAGCCGCAGACCTCTATGGGCAGTTGGACGGTATGTTCCTGAACAGCTTCTCGATTCCAAACAATCAACAATATACCGCCGTTCCGGTAACCGAAACAGGCAACGTGACGATGGTAGTCACTGACTCGATTCTTTGCTCAGGATTTAACGCACCGCCCTACAGCAGCTCAGATTCATTTTGTCCAATGTGGAGATACGGTAGCAATCAACCCACTCCCAACATTGCGGCTATAGGATTTGGTGGCGCAACAACTGTTATGGATTTCAACACGCCAACTTCGCCCAGCGCAATCACTACGGCGGGTGGAGGAAGCGGATTCCCGGCCTCATACGCGACGACATGGGCCAACAGCTACGTTACCCCGCTGGAGACCTCTGGGCCTTCATCGTTGACCACTGCAATCATTGCTCGGGGTATCAACGATTTCGTCCATCTATCTTCGATTTATGGATCAACAGCGAACTGCGTCGGCATCGAAGCCTATGCGCTCAAAAATGCGATAGCTGCGCTCAAGGCCGTGAATAGCAGCATGACTATCTATATACCAGCCATCCTTAACAACGGGGGATATACTGAGACCGGCACGGACGCATGTACCGGAGATAGCTATACAACCACTACGGCGTTGACGGCTATGACCCTTGTCGGAGGCGTATGGACATCTACGGCGGTTGCCGCCGGAACGGTAATATCAGGAGCCTCTTCTCGTACTCAGTGGCGCATCATGGTACAGGATCTTTGCTTGACGCTCGGCACATGCACGTATCTCGAAGATGGACCGGGCGCACCGGGGGTGACGGTCGGTGCCTACACTTACTATCCGCCAGACTTAAGCCTAGTTCTCCCTGCAACTGCTACGGTGGTAAGCGGCGGAACCGGGGGCTGTAATGTAGGTGACAAGATCATCCCAACACAGGCGGGTTCCTATGGTGGATACTTCCTGGTCAACACTTGCTCGGGAGCGGCAGTCGCTACTGTAATCGGCGGCCAGCCTGGCCGCAATTATGCCACCGGAACAACCGTACCGACAACGGCTAGCGGACCCGAAACCGGAGTTACCCTAAGCTTCACAGCCCAATCGTTCACGTCAATAAGCAGCTTGGACGGTTTGCATCCAAATGCAATCGGCCATTTGGAACTTTGCCAGTGGTACAGCGCACTTCTAACATCGGGCACGATGACCTGCAAGCAATTCAATTGATATGAAAAAAATCTCATGTATCGAAACTATTATCGCGATGGCCTTTGTTATCGAAGGATGCTCAAAGCCCATCGCCGCGCCAGTCGCCACCGCTCCCGCTATTCAATGTGGAGTTTCCAACAATCACAAGGAAGCCTGCTATCCGATCAAAATCGTGACCACCTCCAAGGGGATAGTCGTCACTTCGGCGGACGGTCGTCAGGTCAATTTCTCATGCCCTGCGGAGTTCCCTCATTTGAGCTTCGCGCCCCGGCGGTACTTTCCCAACGGAGATCTGATGGAAGAAGCTCCGATGCACGGCCCCAGTGAACGGGCGACTTTAAGGCAGGTATTTCCACAGGGGGTTCTTTACTGCAAATGACCCTATCCTTCGACAATTCGAAAGATTTGAAGTTTGTGTTCACTCTCGGGACGGGGAACTTCGGTTCGTCGTCTTCGGGCAATACAGTCACGCTTCAGGGATTTCGCGCAGTCGTCGATATCGACAAGGCCGGCGGGGCGATGATGGGTACTTTGCGAGCTTCCATATTCGGAGTCAAGCAAAGTGAAATGAATTCCTTAACCACAATACAGTGGCAGCCGCTCGCATTCATTCCCAATACGGTTCAAATATTCGCCGTAGACGGCGATCAGACCACTCTCGTCTTCGTCGGCAACATCGTCAACGCCTGGGCCAACTACGACAACATGCCGGATGTATATCTCAGTATCCGAGCTCAGGCGGCCTACTTCAGCGCCTTGCAGCCCATTACCCCTACGGCCTTCTCCGGCCCCACGGATGCCGTCTCTCTGATGCAGATTGTCATTGGTAAAATCAACGCCAGTATCAATTCAGGTCAACCTGTCTACACTTTTGAAAATAACGGAGTCCCGTTTACTCCCATCAAAAACCCGTATTATGCCAACACTGGCCTTGAGCAATTGAAGGATATCGCCCGTGATAACAACATCTGGCTTTATGTCGATAACACCATCATCGCCATCACCCCAGTTAATCAACCTCGCATTAAGTTCGTCCCGATCATATCCCAAACATCCGGACTCAAAGGCTACCCTACCTTCGACGGGGTGGGGGTGAAGTTTCAAATGCTATTCAGTCCTTCCGTGACCTTCGGCGGAAGCGTGCAGATCCTTAGCCCCGAGACGCCGCGTGCGGAAGGGCCTTGGATCGTCACCAGTCTCAGCCTCAAGCTAGAGAGCGCGAAACCTAACGGATCGTGGTTGATGGATATTCGCGGTTCCAAAACCGGATTGGCGTTGTCATCATGAGTAACATACCACCAGGTCTATTCAGCCCATTCACCACCTATGGGCGCTACAATCAATTGCATTTTCTGATTGAGCAGTTGATACTCAAAATTCAGACCGCGACTCTGGTGAGGGTGATCTCATGCACCAACAGCGGAGGTCTGTCGCCCATCGGAACCGTGAATGTGCAGCCACAGGTTAATCAGGTGGATGGGGCCGGAAATAGCACTCCACACACCATAATTTCCAACGTCCCTTATTTGCGCATACAGAGCGCCGCCGGCAACGGTATCATTCTCGATCCAGCGCCGGGTGACATAGGGTTCTGCCTATTCGCTAGCCGGGATATTTCCAAGGTAATTAGCACACAAGCTCAGGCCAATCCGGGTTCTGACCGGTACTACAGCTTTTCGGACGCCATGTACATCGGTCTAGGTTTAAGTCAATCAGCTCCGAGTCAGTACATCCAATTCAGCCCCGAGGGGATCAACATCGTATCGCCCATCGCGATTACCATCCAAGCGCCCTTAATCAACTTGATGGGCGTAGTGGTCCGAACTAACGGTACAATCGTAGCGGAGACTGACGTTCTGGCCGGGCCAGATTCAATCAGCTTGGCTACCCACATTCATGATTTTGGAACACCGCCCGAACCGACAACGCCGCCGATACCGTGAGCATACAGCCATACAGCACGCTTCTTTTGGATGTCAACACCTGGGATCTGACCGTGGACAACAACGGCAATATCGCAGTGGCTGCGCCGCCGCTCGCTGTCGCTCAGGATGTGGCCAGCGCCATTCGCACGTTCGCTAGCGAAGTGTATTACGATACGACTCAAGGGATACCATACTGGACTCAAATTCTCGGTAAGTTGCCGCCAGCTTCACTGATTGTCGAAATGATGAATGCGGAGGCCTTGACTGTACCGGGAGTGAGTACGGCTCAAACGGTCATCAGCGGATACACAGATCGGCAAGTGACAGGTAACGTATACGTGGTCGATACCAACAACGTCTCTTCGGTGGTGAGCTTCTAATGTCCAGCGTGCCGCAAATACAATTCACCGATCAAGGTGTCATCGTCCCTCAAGAAGCTGACGTTCTAGCCGGGACGCAGGCTGATATCAACTCCGCCTTTGGCGGCGTGCTTGGTCCGGGGCTGACAACTCCACAGGGGCAGGTGGCTAGCAGCGAGGCTGCTGTCATTGCGGACAAAGACTCGCAGATTCTCTTTCTTGCCAATCAGTTCGACCCTCAATACGCCAGCGGCCGCTTTCAGGATGGGCTCGCTCGCATATACTTCCTCACACGCAAGCCTGCGCAGGCCACGGCGGTCACTTGCACGCTCGGAGGTATCGCAAGTACCCCAATCCCAGCAGGCACGCTGGCGCAGGACACAAGCGGCAATAGCTACATCCTGTTGACCGGCGTGACCATCGGCGCGGGCGGTACGGTGGTCAGCCAGTGGCAAAATCAGGTAGCTGGGGCCGTCGCCTGTCCTGCCGGCACTCTCACTCGCGTATTTCAGCAAATCAACGGTTGGGATACAATCACCAACCCATCGGACGGTATCCTTGGGAACGTGGTCGAGAGTCGGGCAGACTTTGAGTTCCGCCGGCAGAACTCGGTCGCCATCAATGGGCGCGGGACTAATCAGGCCATCTATGCCAACGTCTTTGAGATTGACAACGTTCTCGATTGCTACGTACTAGACAACCCGAGCGGCCTTGAGCAATCAGGTAATCCGCTGCCTGGCGGGACTGCCAATGCGAGCAACTATCCGCTCGCGCCTCACTCCATTTATGTCGCAGTGGTGGGCGGCATCGACGCTCAGGTTGCGGCGGCCATCTGGGGGAAGAAGGACGATGGCTGCGACTATGCTGCATTCCCCGTCGGACAGTCGCCAGTCCCTGGGATGGGTACCGTATCGACCGTCACGGTGGCAGATACGACTTACAGCGTCCCACAGCCACAGTATCAGGTGAGCTTCATTCGCCCCGTAGGATTGCCGATCTATTTTTCGGTTCAAATCGTCAACTCCGCCAATCTTCCGAGCAACCTAACCGCGCTTGTACAGGCCGCCATAATCGCTCAATTTCAAGGTCAGAACGGAAACGCAAGGGCGCGTATCGGCGGAAGTGTAATTGCAGCTCAGTATTATGCCGTGGTCTCAAATATTGGAAGTTTCGTCACGCTGCTGGGGGTTCTGGTCGGGACATCCCCGTCACCATCTGGATATCAAGCTCAGGTGGGCATTGATCAGACTCCCAGCATTGCTGCTGGAAATATCACGGTGACCTTTGTATGAAGAATCTCGAACAGACGATCATTAGTCAATATGGCAACAGCCCGCGCATTCTCTCTCTAGTAAATGGGATGAATGCGAATATCGACCCTCATGCCGATATTGACGGTTTCTACAACGCCATCTTCAATGTGGATACGGCCAATATTTTCGGACTTGCCGTCTGGTCTCGCATTGTCGGCATCCCGCAGTCGCTCATTACGGCTCTCGGTACGTTCCTGGATGACGAGGATGCGTTTCGTTCATTGGTGTTGCTCAAGGCTCTGAGCAACATTCTGTACCCAAGTTCTCAGGCCATCAATCAATTACTTCAAAATTGGCTTGGGGCTGGGACGCGCGCCTATGTTCTCGATACGGGCAGAATGACGATGGTATACAACTTCGAATTCGCCCTCACCCCAACGCAACTGCTCATAATCCAGCAGTCGGGGATATTTCTGCGGCCATCTGGCGTAATGATGGGAATTCAGGCACAGGAATACCCCCTCATCGGCTTCGCTGAAATGGGTCAACCGTGGGTGACAACTATGGGCAATGGGATATTCTCAGAAGGGGTTTGAAATGCTATTAAGCGGAGCACCAGTTAAACTCGTCGAACCCTTCGCAGTCAACGCCGCCGCTTCCGGAGGCTTCGGCGGCAAGCGGACTGTTCCTGTCCCATCGCAGATCGGCGTCACACCTGGGGCTGCGAGCTTCAATGATGGCTTCCCTCCTGCCACTATGACACCTATCCCCGAGGGCGGGGTGGTAATGAGCGGCTTGGATATGAACGGGGCGCTGGGGCAAATATCGGCACCAGTCGTATGGGCAAATGCCGGGGGAAATTTCCAGTACGACTCGGTATTCTCCGCTGCTGTCGGTGGATACCCAAAGGGGGCACGACTGCTCACCGCTGCCGGGACGGGATTTTGGACATCGATTGTTGACAACAACGTGACCGATCCAGATACGGGCGGCGCGGGATGGATTCCAGATAGAGCGGTGGCGAGCGTATATGCCAGCGCTCAACAGACCCTAGCATCCGGTAATTCCGAAGTGCTCTGGGATACGGTCGAATTCGATCCTTTTGGATTGAGACATTCTTCGTCCAACAGATTCGTCGCTTTATGGGCCGGAAAATATCGGTTATCCGGCGTAACTTATCTTCCCGCGCCGGCCGGTCAGTTGATCGGTACTCAGATATTCAAAAACAGTTCAATCATCCGCCAGTGCGCTCAATATCCGCAGGTTAGTGACGGGGCGATGGCTTATCCTTTCGACGCAATCATACTTTGCGCTATAGGCGATCAACTGGCGGCGGTGATGAATGTGACAGGCACTCCAGTTTTGGCCGGACAATCCGGAAGTAATGAGGCGTATGTGTACGGCCAGCTTGAGTTCCTGGGGGCATGATGGCAATCAACGATGAGCCTATATTGAGGCGAGAATTTGAATCTTGTAAGGATGAGATTTGGCGGGAGCTTAATCGAGTATCGGAAAAACTGGAGGGGCCGCCACATCCTGGATTGGAAAATCGAGTGGATCATTTTCTAGTTGAATTTCGCACTCTCGAAAAGGAACGGGATAAGCAGCACCAGGCAAATAGATGGCGATTGAATGTGATAATCGCCCTCATTGCGGCAATGGCGGCATGGCTGATTATCTTCTGGCACCGGTAGATTGACATTTCCGTCAGTAGCGATATGATGGTTATGCCGAGAGGCAAGGAGAAAACACAATGGCAAATCTTGCAGCACTAATTACCGACGTGCCAGCGGAACTCGTGGCAGTTCAAGGTTTCGTTACGGGCATCGAAAAGCTGGTCGCGGATGCGAAGTCCGCCGGCCTTTCCACCGTCGCTATCAGCGACATCGAAGCTCTCGTTCCTGACGCCGAAACTGTCGTCAAGGATACCGAGAAGGTCATCACGGATCTGTAGCCAGCGGATGATCGACGGGGCGACTTTCGAGTCGCCCCTAGCTTTAGTGGCGGGAGGAACCGTGAACGTATTTCAGCACATCGCTCATTGGCTTCACATCGGAGTCAAAGACGTAATCGTCGATTCAATCAGCACCATCCACCGCGGCATCGAAGTGGTTGAAGAACTCAAGGTTCAAATGCCCACGCTCGCCGAGGATACTGCCACCGTTGCCAGTGACGTTCTTGAGTGTAAAGCACTCGCGGCCGCCATCGCTCTGGTGGTGGCTGGGGGTGGGGTCAATATCGCAGCAGACGCCGGCGTCCTGGGCGCTCTAGTCACTGACGGAACTGCTCTCATCAAGCTGTTCGACGACGCAGCCACCCTCATTAAGACGACTGGCGGGGATATTGCTGTAGATGCGGCGATTTTGAAGAGTTAAACCGGTTTAACGCTGTCGGAGCGGCTTCGGACGCCTCATTGATCACCGCAAGCAACTTGAGCCACGCAGGGCCGCTCAAACACTTCCGGCATGAACGAGGTATCTGAGTGCTCATACTCACCACTCTTGTTTTGCAATTCAGGCACATGTATAGCCTCATGACTCAATCCAATTGAGTTTGGAACCAGGGGTATTGATGACGATTCCTCGATCCGCCAAATAATCAGATTGCTCACGTAATTTGAATTCGAGCCGATCAATTTCGTCCTTCATTTCTCGAATAGCGGCTTGACGGTCGTCATTGTTAACTGCAATCTCAATTTCCTTGAGCAACTCATGGGCGTGTATCATATCCAATCTCCTTCAGTATGGTTTCGCACTTACTCATATACCATGCGTAATCAATGTCGCTGGGGAACTCATCGGGTAGAGTCATGCATGGCTTGGCCCCGTAGCTCAGACCAACCATGTTCCCCGAACCTTGGTAAACTATGGGGCCAGGTGAGTTGACGCCATAGTACCATCGGATCACCTTGCCTAGGTACTCAGGTCGCTGGGGCTCGAAGCAAGCAGCATAGGCTTCACTGGCCGATAGCGTCTGCAATCCTCGCGTCCACATTCTGCCTTTGCGAGCCCATCCGTTCGCTTCAATCGTCGGGATCATGTCGCGCACCAGCTTGAACTGCGGGCCATCACCCCACATCTTGACGCCTCCGCCGGTAACCTTCTGCACAGTGACGAACTTGCGAATGTCTCGGCAACTGGCGAGTGTGTAGAGGATTGGAGTTCCGTGCAACAGCATATCTGCGACGGCATCGGAGCATATCTCGCAATCCGGATTCTTCTTCTCGATCAAACCAGATTTACTATACTCACCTTTGCGCTTGACTTCGTTTGACTTTATCGCGAAATAATTATTCACATCTCTGGAGTAAACGGCCTTGTATTCGGTCGTTTCCATTTCGAGACCGGTCATCTCCTGCCACTGGGCAATGAGGTGCTCGCTGAAGTGGACTTGATTGCGCCGGCAGCGGATGATGAAACCGTCCGTGTTAGCGCTTACAACCTGAATGCCGTAATGCTCATGCCACTCAACTAGCATGAGCATTCCTAGTTGACCGGTGATGGTGGTCTGAATCATCATCTTCGGCGCGAACAGAATGCTGAATGGGCTTCCCGTTTTACCGAAGGTTCCGTTGATCATGACCTTCATGCCCTCATTTTCGACGTGAGCGATCTGAAATTCATAGCTGGCGGTATCGCCATTCTTCTTGAGGCTGCGCTCCAGACTCTTTGCATCTAGGCGCTCATCCTTCATGTTGCAAAGAACGTCAAGGAACACTGGACCGAGGGCCTTGGGAAATTCGCCCGATAGCAAGATCAGATTCGGATAGTAGCTGGCGACATCGTTGTCCCGAAGGCACCAGGTATCATCAGCCACATGGCTTACGCATTTCTCGCTACTGTGCAGTCCGCCGATCCCCATGCGGTAGATGGCTTGACCTAATGGAATCTCAAGCCCCTTGAGTGCCGGCGGCATCTCAACCATCCCGTTAGCACCTAGCCCAAAGATGCACTCTTTGATGATTTCAAGAGTCTTGTGTAATTGAGGGGTTTGGAAAGCAACCCATGCGGGAGGGTTATACCGGAACTTCAGATTCCAATCAATATCCGGCTTGTAAATGCGCTGCCCGATAGCCTGCTCGCATCTGAGCTTGATGACGGCCTCTGCCATCTGGGCATCAGACTTCGAGCGTAGATCGACACCATAACGCTTGCTGAGATGAGTGCGCATGACGCGCTGAGGTTCGAGGGCTTTGTAAAGCTCCTCCAGAACATCAAGGTCATTCTCGCAATAGGAATCGAGTTCGACTATCTCTACATCCGAAAGCCATCGGTCGGGTTCAAAGGGCAAATCCTGCATTCGCTTGCAGTGGATGCGACCGGCATAGCTCTTCTGGCTTCCCTCACCCGGTAGCACCTGCATAATGTCGATATGGTCCGCAGGTTGCCAGTCGATAGGGAGATTCAACTCCCAGGGCTTCCGTTTCTGCTGAATGATCTCATCCGACAGCCACTTTAGTTGCTCGCAGGAGAATCCGGCGAGCGCGGCACAAATCATCGGCACGTCGTAGTAAATACCGTTGAAGCTGACAACCATGAACATCGCAAATAGATCGGATATGCGTATGCGGTCGCCGTCACTGAAAGATTGCCCAGGTCCAAGCCGGAAGCTGAAGATGGGTCCGTTCTGGACTCGAATCTTCAGCACCCAATAGTTGCGGTAACATTCCGTATCGTAGAACGCTACCGGCTTGGATTGAGGTGGAGTGGGGATCACTTGATGCTACTCTCCCAGCACATAGTTCTTGAGACCAACCAAAGTCACCGCATCCACTTCGATCATAGAGTGAATGCCCTCATCATAGTTCTCGAAATCGGCAGACTCGAAAAGCAGAGTGAGACGCCGCATGATTTCGGGGTCATTCTTATACTTGATTGGCTTCGGCGTTGCTCCGAACGACTTCACATCTTTGGCGGTGATTGGTCCATCGGGCTTGCTCTTGAGGATAGCCTTCTGCTGCGTGCTCTTCAGCTTGCTAATTGCTTGCGCCGCGCTCTCATTCATCCGTCCGGATTTTAGGGCCTGCTCGGATTCTGGAGTTAGCTTGATGAGATTGAGGCGATCATTAACCCACTTGACTGCCTTTGCGATCTCGCCCTCGGTGGCTGCCACTGGCCAGTAGATGCGGGCTACCGCCGATTCCAACATACCCCATGCGAGTAGACGCTGGATGTTGTGAGCGTCGTCCACTGGTGTGGTATCGTTACGCATCCGGTTCTCGGAGATATTGCGGATAAACGCGCCCTGCTCGTTAGTCTTGTAGTAGGAGCACTTGAGTTTCATCGGTTCCGGAGTCAACTTGCGTTTGTTGATCTCCGATATGGCACGCCAGCGTGAGAATCCGTAGGAGAGCACGGGCGATCCGGCGTCACTCCAGATACCACTGGGTTGTATCTGACCTTGATAAAGAATATCGGTTATCAGCCACTCGATATCCGGCTTCTCTTGCCGCCCGTTCAATTCTTCACGAACTTCGATCTCCTCGGGGAAAAATTCATAGATCGTTCCCCGAGTCGGTTTGACGTTGAAATCGACTGCCATTACTTCACCTCGCGGTACAGTTTCATTACCTCTATAAATTCCAATGGGATTTTATACTCCATTGATGCTTCTTTGGGAAATCCATCAAGCCGTTTTATACCGTAGGATGATTCTGATGCGAATGCTCCTAAATATATCCCGGTGACTTCGAAAGCAACATGATCTCTGATGACTAAATCTCCGACTTGTATCATTACATTCCCTCCGAGAGATGTTATGGGATCGTCTGGTAGATCCCCCGCCACTTTATTGACGACCTGACACCGCACTTTCGCGCATTAATCTGCGTAGTACATAGCGTCAACCTTGTTAAAATTACTCCTGCACCATGTATCCACCCTGGATCATCTGAGCGTCTGTCCAGCCCTTTGCGTGCCATTCCTCGCGCGTGCCTTGCGCTGTCATGCGGTAACGCGGGCTAGAAGGGGATGCACTCGCAGGAGGTAGCGGGATTGCACCAGCGACCGGCGAAGGTACACCACTCTGGGGGTTGGACGGCATCCCTCCAGTTGTGCTTGGCGCGGGCACCTGGAGGAACTGAGGGTTTGGCAGCACCGGTATGGGGCTGACTCCAGCGGAGGATGCCGGTATGGGGCTAGCGGCGACGGCAGGGGCAGAAGGGGCAGGGATGCTCGCAGGAATCGCACCAGCAGACGGCACAGGGCCGCCGGCAGGCATAGGGATCGAACTGGGCGGCGGCGCGAGGCTGGCACCGGGCGGTAATGCGCCCTGACCGAAGCCGGCGGTATTCACATCGGGGCCGAAGCTGATCTCAGGACCGTAGGCGCGGAAGCAGACCATCGAGTGATTGAGGTATACGCC